TGGGCTGGTGCGATGTCCGATTTAGACTTCCTAGAGAACAAGAACAAGAACCCTAGTGTGTTTCAGATATTAGGGGGTGGGGTCGAAAGTCAAGCCATGGAAATCTTCGCTGCGAGAAAACGCTTTACGGCCATGCGCGATGAATTAAAAGCATATATTTCAACGGTTTACGGGCCATCACATTGGGATGAGCTTTTGTCAATCGAAGCAGAAATCAGGGTTCAGAAACGGGAGAACGAGTACAAGAGACTTGAGATGGTGCAGTCCATTAAAGAGTGGGCGGCTGGAATAACCTTGTTTTTTGTGTTAGTAGGTGGTTTGTTTGGATTTATATTTTTAGTCCAAATTTCTTAGGCTGCATTTAAAATTACATCTTCCATTTCTGCCCAGTCTTTTTTCTTTAAATTACCGCGCTTGCTCCATGTTGCACGGCTCATAAAATCTTTAGCTGTAGGCTTATTCATAAGGTCTTTGCATGTTTCTCCCCAAAACAAACAAGTAAAATCCTTACCAATTTTAACCAGCACCCAAGCACTACCCCCTTGTTCTATGTAATTAGACAGCCAATTGACTTGCTCCAGACGCAATCCAGTGGTCACACGCTTACCAAACTTATCAATGTGTATCAGCTCCATAAAGCCATTGTTATGCTTTCCATCGCCAATATAGAAAGTGTTAGGCATTCCCTGTTTTCCAACTACTGGAAATAAAGACATGCTTGTATTATCACGTAAGTTAATTTTTAAATTTTCTATACTCATTAGAAGCTCCTCCAAAACTCTTCTTCCATATCCATTCGGCAGTTCTTTTCAATCCATGCTGTGACGCGCTGGGGTAGCCGTACAGATCCCTTACGATGATCAGCCAAGTACCAATCATCAATTCCCAGATCAACGTCACGGTGGCATACATGGCCCTCCATAGCTAAAGGGATATCAATCCCTTTAACTTTTACTGTCATATGATGTGTGTGGGGAGTCATATTATATCCCCCAGTTTTCTGCACAGACTGGACCAATGCCACGCTTGATGCTTTCTTTGTTAGTCAGTTCACGGCCACAGCAAGCGCACGTTCCTGTTGTGCGGCCATAAGCTACGGCTGATGACAGTGGGTCAGCGGCCAGAGCTTGGAGCGCTGTAGTGATGCTGTCAGGCGCTGATCTCATCTTGTGAAATTCACCACTCATTACTTTGCCGTAATACTCTGCTTCATAATCAGATCCAGCTTTTACATAAATAGCGCCTGCGTTTTTGCTATTTGCGCCAGCTAATGAAAGAACCATACCGTCGAGGCGTAGCTTTGGTGATTTTTTACCAGCAGTTTTTGCGTTAGAAAAAATTTCTTCGACACGCGCCAAATCAACTTTAGCTTTTGGAGCAGCGTCTGCGGCAGCGCGTTTTGCGTCACGCTCTGCTTGACCAGCTAAGATCAAACGCGCAAATTTAATTTGACCTTCAGTTAATGATCCATATTTAGCAAAACCTTCAAGCAAAGAAGATGCCTTGTTATGCCATTGCATAGCCTGCAATCCTTCGATCAAACCTTCATTAGAAGAAATAAAATCAGATTTTAATGATTCTTTGTTTGCAACTTTACGCGCAACACGCTGTGTTTTAAGTTTGTTGCGATCTTCGCGGCTGGTCATAAAATAACCTTTTCCCTTACAAGCCAAGCAATTGCTGTTGCCATGACGGTTAGTGCCACCTGACCATTTGCCAGTACCAGCACATTGGCCGCAAGGAAATGTCTTGCGAGTAGAAGATGTTTTTACAGCAGGCTCATGGTCTGCAAGGCTGTCGATAAATGCGTCAAAGTTTTCCATGTTAAGTTCCTTTCTCAGTTTCTCTTTATATACTATATATAATGACCCTTGCTCAAAAAACAAGGGTCAGAAGAAAAGTTTTTTATTATTGTTTGTTTTCTAGAAGTTATAGTCGTAATGTTTAATGGCCGCAGTATGAAGGCTGTGGCGTCCGTGGCTGCTTTTCCAAGAGCCGTTTTTCTGAAGACGAGCGCGAATTGTATAGCCATCTGGATCTGACTTAATAATCCAAGCATTGCGCTGGTCACCATTGTTAGTGCAATGTGCAACAAAGCCGCCAGAAACAAACTCTGGCTTCCAATCGGATGCGCGTTCCCAAATCATTGAGCGCAGTTCAATTGTTTTGTCTGATACAACGCGAACAATTTGAAATGGGTTGCTGTCACTGTAGCCGTGATGATTTGCGTGGGTGTAATTTATGGCCTCGACAGCGTACTCATATTTTTTGTTGTACGTGCCGCAAAGGCTAACAGGTAGAGTTTCGATCATCTCTTCAGCCTCATCGGCAGTAAAGAAAACCGTTCTTGGAATCTCAGAAGACTGAAGATAACCGTGACGCATTTCGCTAAAGTAAGCTTTCTCCCCAGTGTGGCTGTTGCCCTCTTGGTCGCTAAGAGTTTCGATGACGGTGACTGTGTAACGTGTAAGCATTATATGCGCTCCACTTTTGTTACCCGAAGCATAATGATGGAAGACAAAGGATCTCCATCTTGATCTTTTGTATCTATAACTTTGTGGACAGCCATGTCTGCATCTTCTGCTTTTGCAAAGCCCCAGAATTTTTCAGCGTTGTTTTTTTCGCCAATTTCATAACTAACTAAATATTTGTTCATTGGTAGTTCCTTTCTCAGTGTTTCTCTTTATATACTATATATAATGACCCCTGCTCAAAAAACAAGGGTCAGAAGAAAAGTTTTTTATTATTGTTTGTTTTTATTTAGTTAGCAGTATTTTATGCCGCTATTTTTTGAGGAAAATTCTCCTCCATGAACTCCACCATTGCGTCGAAGCGGCTTGCCACTTCGCTCAAATCGTAGCACCCATGCTCATCTCTGAGGTGGTGGCCCATATCCCAAGCTAGGTCTTCTGCGTCTTGGGGCATGAATACCCAATAGGTTTCGCTCCATTTTTCGTAATCTACTTCAAACCCGTATTTTGCTTTCATCTTGTTGATGAATGGTCTGTGCTGGTCTGCAATTCGTTTAGGTTTACGCGCTTGTTCTGGTATTGTGATTTTATCAGAAGCCGTCAGCTCATACACTGTTTCTACGCGAGATCTGCGCTTTACCTTTTTGTCTTTAATGCTGACAATGCTTCTAGTAATGCCACAGACATAACGTCTGCCTTGCACAAGCTGGAAGTGATTACCAGCAATCACAAGGAACACACGATCAGCCGTGCGCTCTTTGATTGTTTGCTTGAGCCAGCCAGCAAGTGTAGGCTTGTTAAGCGTATTCAGATCATAGACCCACTGTACCTTTACACCACAAGCGTTGAACGATGAGATAAGATCATGGGTATGTGTCCCAGTAACTTTACGCTCACCAGTAAAGTGACGAATCAAACGTGCTGCTTCAGCAGTAGTCATTTTAGTAATTGAGCTAATCACGGCTGGGCCACAAAAACGATTTCTATCTGTTTTCTTAGTACCATTGTTGACTGGGTTAATTTTGATTTTCATTACACAGCCTCCTCAAGCCATTCGATGCATCGATCCCACTGGTCTGGACGATCAGTCAAACTGATGTCAAAACCTCCAGCGTCAATCACACCTTCTAAATAAATATCTTTGTCTGCCTCAAGAACATATTGATCTTTGACTGACTGAGTTGCGAGTGCTTTAATGGATGCTTTAGTGATTTTCATAAGTAGTTCCTTTCTCAGTGTTTCTCTCTATACACTTAATATAAGAACTCCTATCGATATTACAAGGGCTGGAAGAAAAGTTTTTTATTATTGTTTGTTTTTAATTGGTTATATACTGTATCCTTTGACCCTTAAACTTCGGACAAACATATTCAATTCGCTTCTTGCTCTAAACAGATCCTGCTCAACATTTGGATGCCTGTCTGTTCTGTTGTTTTCATTAATGTGTTTGTCCACTTGAGATACCAAAAATCTATGCTCTGCTTTTTGCGCTGGGTTCAGTTCCATTTATTGGGCCTCGCTTTTGGGCGCAGTGTCATAGACAGCATTTTAGTTTTAATACAATGAGCAGAGCTATTTTTATCGAAAGCTTTGATAGGTTCGTGGTAGGTTGTCAGGGCATCACCACATGCTTTGGCGCTGGGGAATAAAATCTTTGATTGAATCGGCTCCCCAGACAACGTGTAACTTAAAATCATTACAGTAAAATATGTCATTTCTTTTTTTCCTCCTGCCATCTTAAATGCTCTGATAGTTCTGCAACTAAATGTTTAAAATGTTCAGGATCTATTTTAGCTACTGTATTGCCATTTTCATAAATATACAGTGCATCGTCACGCACTGACCAATAATACGTCCAATTCATTTGTTTCCTTTCTTTTTGGATATTTCTTTATCAAATAATCAATACTCTTTTTATTTTCTTTTTTTGATTTTTTTGATCCTCTAAACGCAAAATATCTTCCCTTGCTGTTTTGTTTAACATGCTCAACATTTGGATGTTTTTTTCTTATGGAATCTATTTTGGTTGTCCCAAATTTCTGACGCATTGCCCGTGGTCCGTAAAGCTTTCCATTTATTCTCCATGCAGATCTGTCTCCTTTTCTACTGTTTACATTTGGATTGGCATCTCTCATTGATCCTACATAATCAAACCCACAAGCTTGATAGATAGTTCCTATCTCTCCAGCTAAATCATCGACAGTGCAAGTTACAACTTCATATTTTTTTGGTAACATCTTCATTGATTGCCTGATTAATTTACTGGCAGAATGCGGATGCGCCCAGTGAACACACGCCCCACGGTTCAAAAGAATAATCTTTCCAGTGTAACCATACTTGTCCCAAATTCCTAAATTTTCTATATATTCTTGACCATAACAAACTACACCACCGCAAACATTATCAAAAAATATACCGTAAAAATACCAATTTACAGCAGCGAGACATCCCATCCATTCATATTCTTCTATTATTTTTTTCGCAGTTTCTTGTGTCGTTTCTCTTACAACTGCTTTTGAAATATCAACATCAACCTCATCCCACCAATTTCCGAATAAATCATCAGATTTTTTTTGAGCCATTTCATCTCTGACTATTTTTTGATGGGCTTTCATTTGTTTCCCCATTTTTTTTGAACTTCCATAATTTGCTTGGAAGCATCTGTTGCGCCCTTCCCAACAATCACGCAGTGACCAATTCTCTCAAGGTAGGTGATCATCTCTTTTTGTTCGGGGGAAAGTCGCCCACCAGTTTCTCGCTTCATCTCAACCCACAAATTCCACTCAGGAACAAACAGATCTGGAACTCCAGCCACAACGCCTTCAGCCTTGAATTTTTTGCCAGCAGAGATCGATCTTCTCCCACCATTTGGAATGGCAAAAATCAAAACCTTCGGAAACTGTGTCCTGAACCAGTTAACAAATCCAACCTGTTCATCATGCTCTCAGAAGGGTATGTCTTCGTGATCGAAATTAACGTGGATGACATTCTCTTTCGTTTCATCAATTTTTCTTTCCACTTTAGTGTAATCAAATTGAATAATCTCATCATATTTCGGATCATTCTTTGATGGTCGTATTTTTATTTTACTTGGCTTTGTCCAAAATTGACATTCATCAAGGGCATCATCAGTCGTATTAGCGTCAGCGTTTAAAGAAGATTTTCTGGCAGAATACCTACTGGCCGCATAGCCGCCGTGATCAGGACACAGCCACTCGGTGACTGATCGCATTCCTGCATAATATGTTACCTTTACACTGTCAGGCTTGCCTGCTTTTCTGTGACGCGCATAATAAACGCTGTCCACTTCAAACCACTCAGATTGCACCTGAGAGGATAGCATAGCTCCCTTATAACTGGAGGCAGCGTGATTTAATGTCGGGGGAGGAAACTGAAAGCCACACTCAGGGCATACCTGACAGGCTGCATGAACCATTCTCTGGCAGCTCTCGCACTGCTTTGTAGGAGCCTCACCATCATCACTGGCCGATTGATCCTTTGGTTTGACCTGATCGATAAAACCGTGCCGCTCAACATTCTGTCCATAATCTAAAATCAAACAATTTTCTTTGCCGTCTGCAATTCTAGTTCCGCGTCCAACCATTTGAACGTAAAGCCCAGTCGATGCTGTAGCCCTTATTAAAGCCACTAAATCCACTTCTGGGTGATCAAATCCTGTAGTCAACACGTTAACATTAATCAGGCATCGAAGCTTTCCACTCTTAAAGTCTGAAATTGTCTTCTCGCGCATTGCACTTCCATCAGCGCCCGTAACCACACCAACATCTATGTCATGTCGTTCAAATTCATCTGACAACATAAATGCGTGATTAACTCCAGAGCTGAATATTAACCAACTCCTGCGATCCTCACCCAACCGTACAATCTCTTCGACTGTAGATTTTACCAACTCTGGGTCAGACGCAGCCACTGCAAGATCATGCTCGACAAACTCACCACCACGCTTTTTTACATTGCTTAAATCAATCTGCTTCAGACCACCCTTGCTGATTACTGGCGATAGGTAACCTTGCTCCATTAACATGGCCACTGGTATGTCATGGGCGATGCCATCGAAGATCGCGCCTTCGCCTTTGTGAAGATAACCAGTATCCAGCCGATATGGTGTTGCAGTCAGACCAACTACTTTAACTTGCGGATTACACCTCTTCAGATCAGTAAGAAACTTACCATATCTGGTTGATGAGTTTTTGGGTAGCATGTGCGCCTCATCAATCAAAACAAGATCAGGTGCAGGAACAATGTCATCTGCCCTTTCCCAAACGCTCTGGATGCCTGCAAACGTAATCGGGCGGTCTAGAACCTTCTGCTTCAAACCAGCACTGTACATGCCAAAATTAGCCTCTGGGTACATTTTTAGCAAGCCATTAGCACCTTGCTCAAGAAGCTCTTTAACGTGCGTCACAATCAATACTCTTGTACCTTGAAACCCCATAGCATCTTTTACAATCTGCGCGATGATCGCCGTCTTGCCAGATCCAGTCGGAGCAACGATCAGTGGGTTATCTCCAGCCTTGCCAGCCCAGTAATTGTACAGGCCATCGACAGCTTCTTTCTGATAATCTCGAAGTTCAAAGGTCATCAGCTCATCCTCCTTTCAAATATCTCGCGGCTGTTGTTTTGGTTTCGGATCACCTCGCCACTGTCCTGATCTTCATACTCAACAAAGTCATCTCCAGCGTCCATCACTTCTAAATCGTTTGGCATAATCTGGGGAATGTACAGGTGTTCATCACAAGTCACAGCAGACTTGCCCTTTGCACAGCTCCATGTACCATCCTTCTCAGGCGTAACATGACTGCATGTTCGACAGCTCACCTCTGGTATCTTACACCCATGACAAACAGCCCAGAAATTGCAGAACTTACATTCCCAATTGCTAGGATCTTCAGTAATTTTATTCGGAGGCAAGTCAGAAAATATAACTTCATTAGCTTTGTCTATCAGACCTTTGGCCTCTGTCTTATCAAGCTTAATTCTTTCTCCGTACATTTCATCTGTGTTTTTATTTACACAGAAAAAATAACAACGATCTATGTCGGACAAGTACATTCCAATCTGGCATTGCGCCCAGTAAATTGGTTTGGATTTCTGGCAACCTAAATTCTTCATCGCCTTGAAATTCTTGTCGCTCATTGTTTTGAACTCAAGAGTGTGCGGCTTTTTACTTTCCGTAAATCCCTCGCCTACGCCATCCAAGCTCAAACCAAAATGACCTCCTGCTGCGCTAAACCTGACTTGTTGACCAGTATCTGGATCTCTCTCCCAGACTGTCACACCAACAGCTCTAAGGTTTGATACAATTCGATCCTCCTCACGATCACCAGTCTCAAACAAACGTAACATACGTCCATCAAAGTTTGGTGACCATGCATGACGAAACTCATACCACAAAGCTCTTTTGCAGGCAGTTCCAATTCGACTGCCGCCCAAATGTGGGCGATGATCGTTTTTTCGTTTGTCTTTGTAATTTTTGTAGATCGCAGTAATTGTGGCTGGATCTTCAAATTGTTTAAGATCCATCTTTCTTTTTGTCCTTATGCTCAAAATATCTTTTCAAGCTAATTTTCTGCACTTTCATTTTCACTCTCCTTCTTTTCTTGTAATGGGGTGACTCGCACCCCATCCCAGCAAAAGAACTATCGTTTCCACGGTGGAACACTAACACCTCCAGCAGCTCCAGCAGACGAAACGGCAATAGGCGCACCAGTGACAGCCGCAACCACATCTGATGCAGCCTCGTAGCCCTTAACCTCGTTAGAGGCACTATACTGGCCGTTTGATAACTTTACAGATATCTTTACCATAAGCGGCTTGTCACGCAGCTCAATGCTGTCTTTTGGATTAGGTACATCAATCGCACGACAAATACTGGACAGGCTTCGTTGGGCAATCTCAACAGCAACGCTGTTCGGATTCTTCAGGTTTAATCGCTCAAAGACTTTACGTCCCTGATAGTCTCCTTCGATCACTTCAATCGTGAGCTGAAGGTATGACCCTGTCATCGCCTTCGTTGGCTTTTCTTCAGTGTTGGTAATCACACACTTGTACCAATTTGCTGGTAACACTTCGTATGATGTTGCTGGCTCGATTTCCAGCGCGTTAAATCCATTCAAGTCCATTTGAGTTTCCTTTCTACTCTGATACAAAATCTGAAAATGGGTTACCCTCAAAAGTAAAGGGCAGCGGCTCAGTGATATTGAACCTATTCTTAGTCACGCTAGAGGCTTGTGGATAACACAATATCTCGCGTTTACCGTCAGAAATGGCACGTTTTTTATCGCCATCTCCTCTCGTAAATGTCTTCAGTCGGATCAATCCAACTAAGTCAACATTATCTGTATAATGTGGAATGCTCTTTTTGTGCATTCTTACGCAATATCTTGCGTAAGGGTCCATGTCTGGCAGATCCAAAGTCTCGGTATCTGCGTGGCCAATGAATACAACATTCATACCAGTTTCGTATGCTAGTGACCCAGCCCACTCCCTAATCTGTCTGTGCTTCTCAGCGGCTGTGCCATACCCTGCGCCATAGCCACCACCAGCTTGGTTAATTGACTTGGCTTTCGGATCAGCCGCAACAATCTCAGCTTCTATCATGGTGGCCAACTGAGTTATGCTGTCGATAACAAGCGTCTTGAAGTCATGTTTTTCTGTCGCCAGAACTTCAATAGCATCCAAAACATCCTGAACTGATGTTGCCAAGGGAAACAGGCTGACATTATCGTTTCCCTGCAAACTGGCCGTGCCGTCCTCTGTTCTTATAAAGACAGGCTTCGGAAACATAGCTGCCAGTGTGGTCTTGCCCATGCCGCCTTCGCCAAACAGGGTAGCAATAATTGGCCGTTGACCTGTTGGCTTGGATAGTGATTTAAGATTTATTGCCATTACAGCGCCTCCACTTTTACGCCGACTTTGCCAGCTTTGGTTTCAAATGCCTTGGCGATCTTACGCCACAACGCAGGCTCTTTTTGTGCCAAGTAACGACAACCCACCCCATCAGCAGTTATGCTGTGCTTAATCGGGTGCATATTTTCAGGGATTTTGTCTTTTATTTTATCCCACATAATTGGATCAACTTTACGACTGACAGGCTGTGTCAGTGTAACTTTGTGCCTCTCCAGTGTGTGAGTTATGGAGCCTTCTTCTTTGGCTTCCAACGCAGCGTTTAACTGCTCTTCAATTGCATGGCGCTCTGCAATCAATTCTTTTTCTTGCGCCTTTATTAACATCCAATCAGATGCCAGACTTTCAATATTGCTCATCGCAACTTCCTTTCTTTTTTCACTCTCTACAAAAATCGGTTTACAGAAATCTTTTTAAGATGTAAAGCTTATTTTGCAAATAATGTAAAAATGGAGAAAATTATGCAGGATCTTATGCCAATTGACGATATAAGAAAGGCGCTTCAAGATAGGCGATTATCTGTTGTGGGCGACAAGTGTGGTCTATCACACCCAACTTTAAAGGGCATTCAAACTGGTAATGAGCAAATCAGTTTGAACACTTGGAGGAAACTTTCAGAATACCTGATGGCCGCTCAATGAATGTCGAAAACTATTGCTCCAAGCTAGGCTGGTATCTGGTCACAATCCCAGCAGGCTCAAAGGGTCCAACATCGTTTGGATGGCAAAAGCCTGAGAAGGCGCTGTCTGATCCTGATGCTGCGCGTCTTTATTATGAGCAAAACCCAAATCACAATGTCGGATTACTGCATGGGGCCAGTGGAACTTGCGCCGTAGACATCGATCACGTTGAAAACACAAAGCTGATNNTNGAAGAGCTGGGCATCGATTTCTCAGAACTAATGCAGTTGGCTCCACAAATCATTGGCCGCGAAAATCGAGGCAAGCTGATCTTCAAAGCACCGCCCGATTTAATCACCCACAAGATATCGTGGCCAGTCGAGGGCGATCCACGTAAAACCGAAGTGGTCTTTGAGCTTCGCGCTGGATCTGTTCAAGATGTTCTGCCGCCATCGATTCATCCAGACACTGGCCGTCCATATGCTTGGGCTGGTAGATCAGTCTGGGATGGCCTGCCAGAGCTACCACCACAGCTTCTCACACTTTGGAAAGAATGGGATAAGTTTCGTCCACAACTCCAAGATATATGCCCTTGGAAAAAGAAGGCAGAGTTTCAGCCACCCAGAAAGCCCAGACCAAAGGGCGATGGTACGTCCGTTATCGATGCCTTTAATCAGGCACACGATATGCACAGTCTGCTGGTTCAGTATGGATATAAGCAGACGGCAAGGGATAGATACCTGTCGCCCAACTCAACGTCTAAATTAGCTGGGGTCAAGTTATTCGATGATGGCCGTGCGTATAGTCACCATGCATCTGATCCCTTCGACAGCGCCCACAGCTTTGATGCGTTTGAATTGTGGATGCAGTACGAACACATGGGCAATGTCACAAAGGCAGTTAAAGATGCAGCGCAGATCCTCAATGTCACTCAAGACCCAGATTATGAATATGACAAAGAGGCAATCGATCACGGCGAAAAAGTCGCGGCAAATATTATGTCGAAGACAGAGGTAAAAAAGGGTCCATTGGATAATGTTCCAGAGGAACTTTTAAGTGTGCCGGGCATTTTACAAGATGTGGTTAATTACTACACAGTCACAGCCATCAAGCCACAGCCACAGTTCGCAGTTCAAGCAGCCATTGCCTTCGGGTCAGTGGTCATGGGCAGGCGCTGGGTGACAGATCAGAGAAACTTTTCCAGCCTATACTTCTTAAACATTGGAGAGACTGGATCTGGGAAGGAACATTCCAAGACAGTTCTGGAAGATCTTCTGGAAGAGGCAGGCTTGGAAGAGTTGATCGGTCCAGCAGGATATACATCTGGAGCTGGGGTCATATCAACTCTTACCAAAAAGCCTACTCATGTGTCAGTAATCGATGAGCTTGGCCGTATGCTCAAGGCAGCAGCAGCCAAGGGTATGCAGCATAAGGCAGATGGCATTACAGCCATCATGGAAGTCTTTGGACGCCAAGACGGTACTCTACGCCAACAGGGATACGCCACAAATACAATGAAATCATCCGAAGCTGAAAAGCTGGAGAAGGTAATTAAACGTCCCAGCCTGACATTGGTAGGCATGTCAACGCCGTCAGAGTTTCTCCAAGCAATCGGTGGTGGTGATGTGGCAAGCGGCCTACTGAACCGATTCATTATTGTAAAATCAGAAATCGGAGTCCAGATGTCTCAAGATAAAAGAAGATCATCTATTTCTGAGCGGTTATCAAACTGGTCCAAAGAACATGCCCACGCACAAATAGGCGATCTGGATGCAGGCAATATGCATGACATGCCACCACATCCAATTGATGTTGCGTTTACCGTCGAGGCTAAAGATATGCTGCGAGAGTATGAATCAAAGTTAGTTGAGGCCATCAAGAAAGAAACAGGCACTGGGCTGGAGGCTATGTACAATCGCTCTAGAGAGATCGCTATGCGCCTGTCCCTGATCGTTGCCAGATCAATGGGCCAAGAGGAGATAGGCCCAGACGCAATGCAGTGGTCAATCGACTATGTCGATTACTACGCAAAGCAAACCATCGAAATGTTCAGGGCTAACATGGCCGAAGGACCGTTTCAGGCAACATGCAAAGCAGTCTTTGAGAAGATTGAAAGAGCTGGTCTGGCTGGTCTTACAGAGAGCCAGATCACACGTAAGGTAGGATCATTCGCTAATATGGATCGACGCAAGAGAGCAGACGTTCTGGATGCTCTGGCGAATGATAGGGGCATAGAGTTCCGAAACCTAAACGAAGGGGTAAGAGGTAGGCCACGGTTTGCTTATTTTGCTCCAGTCATACAATAATACAAGAAAGGAAAAGATATGAAGAAACTATCAAATTATCACGAAGTTCCATCACAAGTCTGGAATACTAAAATGTTTCCAGAAACCAAAGAAGGTAAAAAAGCCCATCAAAAAGAAATTATTAAGATGGCTGTAGGGGCATCAATACGCCACCGAAGGGACATCAAAGTCACATTACCATATGATCCTTGGCATAATAATGGCTCAAAGTAATTATTGCATGAATTATTGCATTGTTAAATAGGAGGGTTTTTTATAGAATTTTCAATGAGTTACTATTTATTGTATTTATTGCAATTATTGCAGTAACTCAGAGTACCTTTTCACATACCCCTCAGTATACCCTAAAGATCAGGGTAAGGGGGGGGGAGTGTAGTAATGTAATATATAATAATAATAATAATATTATATATATATATACTATATAAAGAAGGGGTTTGAGGCTGATCGATTTATTGCATTCTTGTAATTGTAATAAATAGCAATAAATACAATTAATCATTATTTACTTGAACACGGTTGTGGATATGATATTTTTATAAAGAGGGCTGGCCATAAGGCTGGTCTTCACGAAATCAGAAAGGAAATAAAATGAGTACACCAATAATATATGTTGTGACTAGACCAAGAAAAAATAAATTCGGCTGGACACCAGATCTTCAGATGCAGCACGATACGGTAAAATGCGAATTGTGTTTGAAGATGATGAAAACCCACAATTTCACCCAAATAAATCTATAGAAAAAGCCAGAGAAATTATGAAAGACTTCGGCCCAAATGATTTTATGCTTTGGGCAGGAGGTGGAGATCCAATCGCAGTTATGATCGCATGTATGGTCGCAGCCGAAGTTAGCGAAGAAGTGAATATCCTAAGATGGGAAAGAAACTTTGATAAAGGGGATAGAGATAGAAGACAAGGATGGTATCTCCCAGTCAAACTGGATATGGCCTAAAATCTTTTTTATCTAATGCACTTGAGCTACTGTATGTAGTCCCCTATATATAGTATATAAAGAGAAACTTAGAAAGGAACTAACNAATGTCTATACGAAGAATGAAATACAAAAAAAATGGATTCGACATGCTGTGTCGTGTCCACGGATCTGGAGAATATTCAGAGGCCACCATCCTTATCAAGTTACAAGGTGAAGATAAGTACATCATTATCGGTGAAATCTATAAAACCACAAACCTAAACTGGACACATCAAAAAGGTGTTAACCAAATTAATAAAAAATCTTGGCATGATTCTGCCAAAGATCTCTACGCTGTCTTCCAAAAGGAGGCAGCATGACCCTAGCCGTAATGCAATGCCCAAACTGTAAAGGACTTGTTAGGCTTCAAGCCAAAGAATCAAGAACTCACACAGCATATGGATTTCCAACAATGAAGCGCAGGAGAATATGTCCTGAATGCAACTTTAGAATAACAACAATCGAATTGCCAATTTTATTGGCT